CTATCCCCATTATGATCTCTATGTATCTCATAGCTCATGCCATATACTTCACCATCATATACATACTCTTTTACAATAGGATGCAGTTTATATTCTATGCGTTGCATCTTTTCGTTATACATACTCTGTAGATGACAGCTACCTAATAACCAAGATAGTTCCCCAAACTCTCTTACTTTACTATCTAGGTTGTGAGCTTTCTCAGCATAGTAATCATTAAACTCACCATTAATAAATCTTTCAGCAGGTTGTTTAAGTAACATCAATCTACTCTTAGCAAACCTCTTAACTAACGACATAATCACAGGAGGAATCTGAGATAAGGACTCTGAACTAAAATACTGTGATATATGATCATCTAAGTTTCTATTGTAATAGAAGTCTAAGGATGTGTTCTTTTCAGCTATAATATCATCTAGTGCATTATATTCAGCCTCTTTAACTGAACGCAAAACAGCCTCTTTACCGAGGTCTGGGAGCATTATTTTATCATGTAATTCCATTTATAAACCTTTAAGATGTGGCATAATTATTAGCCTCTGTATATTCTCTGATGAACTCCCCCATCTGTTCTTTCTTTCGTAAATCTAAATGCTTACCATAATAGTGTAAGAATATAAAAGTGATAATGATTCCTACTACTATACCCAACAAAAACTCTACCATTCTGTACTCACAGCTACACGCTTAACAATAGGATGCTTTAATGCTATGTAATAACTACAGGCATCCAAAGCATGAGTAAGAGATATATCTTTAGTCTTTTCTATCTTACCTGCCCTGTCTCTCTGACATTGTTCTAAATCTTTTATTAAGTATTTACAAGATGGATCAACTGTCATCTTAACCCTACCATTAGCATCTTTTAACATTCTATTAAGTGCATTAATCCTATCTATTACAGGTGGGTTAGCTTTCTTTGCTATTACTTGGAATCCATAATCTTTAAGTATCTGATGATCTGATTTATGGCTTGTAGTTGATCTGGCTGATCCTGCACTATCTGGGTAACATGGTATATGTGGAGCTACATTTTTCATAGCTACAGCCATCTGCTCTGTGTTGCTGTTTGTTTGTCTTATCTCATGGAAGTAGTGTATAGAACCATCTGTATATTCACAACCTAGTACAGCAGACATATAATCCACATTAAAATCAATACCCCAGAATAGATTAGGTGATAACTGTTTAGCCTGTTTAATATGTATCTTCCTGTCAAAGTTATAAGCTACTCTGTTACCTGTAGATACAAAATCAGCCATGAACTCACTCTTAAATGTAACCTCATCCATTGTTGCTTTTGCTTTATCTACTTCCTCTTGTGTTACAAACCCACCCTGTACTGTAGTGTATTGCCATGACTTCCAATCTGGATCATCTGATTGACCTTTAAGATAGTAATCATATAGATGGTCAAATGAGTTAGGTGTACCAATAAACAATGTCTCACCTTGTGTAGTTGTTAGCATAGGATAGATAATCTCTTCATATACATTAGGTTTTATATAACTAAACTCTTCCATTACTACTTTATTTAAAGTTGCTCCCCTAAGATTGTTTTCTTGCTCTGCACCTTTAATTGAAATCTCTGCATTGTTAGGTAACTTAATAGATAACTCTGACTCGTTGATTATAGCTCCCTGCCATTGTCGAAATACAGAACGCAACATCGGAAATATTACCATCTTCCCCTGTCTGTATGTCGGTGCAACAAACCACCTGCGTTCTTCTGGCTGTATCTCTTCGTGGAGTAACCACAGAACCGATAAGATACTTTTGCCCCATCTTCTTCCTGCAACAACAACCTTCATCCTTTCTGGACTCTGGATTATTTCTTTTCGTATCTCGTTTATTTGCCAATTAATCAATAGTAATTATTTTGATGGGTTCATTCTTATTAGTTACTTCCCTTATCTCTTTGGCTTTACCTTCTGTTCTATCACTTAAATAATTAACAGCACCTAAACTACCATTCATTGCCATGCGATAAACTTTTCTTAACATTTTCTCTTTTTTGGATTTGCCATCTGGTTCTATTTCGTCAAAGATGACATTGATAATATCGGATAATGCACCCCTTCTACCATTAGGGTTAGCATTGTTGTTTGGTTTAAATCTAGTATCTTTACCTATGTTATGACCTTTGCGAAATTGACCATTAGTCCCCCGATTAACCCCCGATTCTTTAGTCATGTGTGATTAATCCCATTGCTAATGTTTTATTTAACATATCCATTAAATCCTTTACTTTATCAGATTCAACTTCAAATACATCAAATTCTAATCTCCAATTATGAGTGGTTTTAAGATTCTTGATCCCAACCAACTCAACATTAAGTGATACTCCCTTATCTTCCATATATAAAAAGCTGTAGCTACAACTTACATCGTTTCCTGTCTATCGTTAAACAACCATCTTGGTCTTATAATCATTACTCCGTAACGAGTGAGGCACGATTAAGCCTCTATAAATAGTAGTTAAAGTCAAGTAATTTTGTACTATTTTGGGGGTAAAATAAAGGGGTAAAATATATAAACTCTAATATTGCTAGAGTTAAAAAAATAAAAAAAGTTTTTTTCCGTCAAGTAATAAACCTTGAAAAAGGCTTAAATCGTCAAGTAGATAATCGCTTTATTATATTAGTTATTATTTCACATGATCTATCTATAGCAATAGCTACTCCCTGTTTACTTATTTGGAAATCCCTACCTATATCACTATAAGATTCCCTACCTATGTAGTATTTAGCCATAAATAGCTCTATTTGCCTATGTGTAGCCTCTTGTGCGAATAAGATACCTGCTAATAAGAGATTCATTTTATTATTCTCTAATTCTTTAATATCCCATCTTTCTTTATGATCTCCATCGTACCTGCCACACATTTCGCATGGTTCTATTTTGTTCATGTTTACCTCTGGTATGTGGTTAGGGTAAACTAGTGGGTAAACGCCAACCTACCCACTAGATTCATTTATCAGCCTTTTCTAAGTAATATTTTAACAACCACAAAGGTTAAAGAGATAACTTAAAAAAAACTATATTGCTATCTTAGCAATTCTTCTATTTTAGAGTTTAATTTTCTAACTCTTTCTAAATCTATTAATTTAAAATGACCTTGCTCAGATAAAAGTTCATTTACTTCTTTTAGTATTTCTTTAATCTCTTTGTCCATTTATGCTCCCATTTTATTTAAAAATTTAGCTATTCCCTCTGGAGAAATATTTACAATTTGTTCAAATATTGGTGGATGACCTATAGTAATTGGTGCATCATCGCACAAACATTGTGCAAAAAAAACAGCAGTATCTCTATCACCAAACCATTTATTAATATCTCCTATCCTAACCATGTATATTCTAATTTTATTTATTTGTTTGCCCATAATAATCCCATATTAAGTTATAAATAAATGTTCCAATAAAAAACCATAGTAATAATCCCAGAGGTATTAAAACCAAAGCTGTAGCAAATGCTAATAGATTAATAATAATCTCATATAAGTTTATAATAATCATCCACACACCTCACAAACCTTCTTAGATTTACCATATCTAGGTAAATGATCATATCTCAGTAATTTTTTAGTTCCGTTTGAATTTCTTTCATATTCCCACACATTTCTACATGTAGGACATAAAAATAGTTTATTATCTGCTTTTATAGGTGTCTGCCTATCGGTATTAGTGTTTCTTAGCCTTGTATCTAGTGGTGCATTAATTAATTCCTCGAATATACTCATATTATCCCCCCATTATTTGATTAAGTGTTTCTTCTGTGTAATCTTTACCCTTGTAAACTTTTGGCTGTTCTGGTACAAATTCAACCCCACAACAGGGACTACTCTTATAAAACTCATCTGCTTTTAAATACATAGCATCAGCACACTTTGCACAATATCCCTTATACATCCCAGATGGCAGTAATCTAAATTGTTTCTTTTTGGTAACACTCTGTACTGTAGGTTTAATCACAGCATCATCCCATCTTTCATTATTTAACCACACATCTAAGGCAGGTGTAAACTTTGGATCAGTATCCTTCCAATTATTATCAACTTGGTTTTTAAAAGCTGTGTAAATCTCATCATGGT